CTATGGTTATAGTAATGAAAAAGCCAGACAAGTTCTTTCTCTTCTAACAGAAGATCAACTAACGTTCATTAGAAAGAAACTTGATACTGGAGGAATAAAATGAGTGTTGTCGTCGAGCCCGAATACCATTGGTCTCCCGATAAGATGGTTGAAGTTGTACTTGCAGAACCTGACGATTTTCTCAAGGTTCGTGAGACACTAACCAGGATCGGTGTTGCATCAAGAAAAGAAAAGAAACTATATCAATCTTGCCATATTCTGCATAAGCAGGGTAAGTATTATATTGTTCACTTCAAAGAACTGTTTGCCCTTGATGGTAAGAAAGCAAATCTTAGTATCAATGATGTTCAACGTAGAAATAGAATTATCCAACTCCTTGCTGACTGGGGTCTAATTGAAGTTATCAAACCAGATATGATTTCTGATATTGCACCACTCAATCAAATCAAAGTGATTGCATATAAAGAAAAGGGTGAATGGGTGTTGGAAACCAAATATAATATTGGTAAAAAACGAACAGAACAGTGATAACCGAATAAAAGACGCGGGTTTTTACGACCCGCTTTTTTATTGGATGATATATAATTAGTAATGTCGCCGTAAGGGACATTCACACTAGACGCTCAAAGAGGTCACTATGTTCGGTTCACATTCAATTACACTTAGCGTGCCTGAAACCAGGACGTACTTGGATAGTATTTCAAATCAAAACTATCCACCACATAACATCATCAAAACAAAAGATGGGGTTAGACTTGAACTTGCTGTAGCAGGATTTTATCGTGATGAAATCAAAGTTTATACTGAAGAAGGTTGTATTCATGTAGAAGGCAACCGAGAAGATAACGACGATACAGTTTCTTACATCCATCGAGGATTAGCTTTCCGTAAGTTTTCTCGCATCTGGAGAATGCCAGAAGATTTGCAGGTGGATAAGGTTGAGCATAAAGATGGGTTGGTAATTATCGATTTCCACAGGGTAGTTCCTGAGCACCAAAGAAGAAAGGATTACCTCTAAATACTTCAAAACGAATGAAGTGTTTTGTATAGTCGTATAAGAAGACATATTTCAGCGTCAGATTTGAGAAGACTAAATGAAAGTCTGACGCTGAAATTTAGAGATCAACTCAATCCAACATTCTGGGATGGGTATGTTCTGAAGTCAAACATCAGAACTGCCTTTCTCAGATTTGCTGATGCATTTGCAGAATACGTTGAACTTGATAGTAAAGCGATCAAAGATGTATTGATGCTTGGTGGTAATGCTGGATATAACTATACTCCATATTCAGATATCGATGTTCATTTGGTTGTAGATCCAAAGTATCTTCCTCAGTGTGATCCTGAACTGTTGGATGATTACTTCAAGGACAAAAAAACTTTATGGTCATTGACACATGATGTAAAGGTCTATGGTGCAGATTTAGAACCTTACATTGAAAAACCTGGTGTTACTAGAAGGAAAAGTCAGGGAGTTTATAGTATACTAAAAAATAAGTGGGTTCAAAAACCTCAAAAGTTTGAGGGAGAACTTGATGAAGCAGAATTAGAAAAGAAAACTAATAATATCAAAAACAAAATTGATACCCTGATCCGAGGTAATAATGAAACTGGACTTCGTGCAATTTTGAAAAAACTAAACACAGCAAGGAATTCTTCTTTAGATAAGTTTGGCGAATATGGATTTGAAAATCTTGTGTTCAAAGAACTACGTAACAGCGGATACATTGACAAAGTACGCAAGGCAGTGGTAGAATTGAAGACACAGAAGCTGTCTTTACCATGATCAAAATTTTATTTTTGAAGACTAATATTATTTTGATTAGTAGAATTGAGGAAGTACCATCGGAACTTGGGGAACCTGATTGCAAACTAATCAAACCGTTTGTAATTGCTGAAACTGGTCTAATTCCATGGATGAATGCATTTACTACTCAATCTGAAATGATGATCCATTCAGATAGTATCTTGACTATTGTAGATCCAAATAAAGAATTTCTTGATAAGTATCAATCGTTGATTTTAAAATGAAAATCCTATTTTGTTACCCAAATCAACACATGCGGGTAACAATTCCAGGAGGAATTGCAGTACTTAGCGCATGTTTGAAGCGTGCTGGATATACTAATATTGAACTATTTGATGGTACTTGGTATACTCAAGAAGATGGAGTTTCTGATAGGAATGAGGAACGTGCCAAACGAGGTCAGGTAAAACCTGTAACCTATGAGTTCTCTACCGATGATGGCAACTTATATACTGAATGGAGAAAGAAGGTTTTAGACTATAATCCAGATGTGATTATTTCTTCATTGGTTGAGGATAATTATCCATTGTGGTTAAAGATGATGGATATTGTTAGCGATATTGATTTTATCAGTATTGTTGGTGGTGTTTTTCCTACTTCTGCTCCACAGTGGTTTGAAGGTAAGTGTGATTATATTTGTCGCGGAGAAGGTGACGAAGCAATACCTGAGATTATTGCTAGGATTGATGAGGGAAAATCTGCGAGTGATATTCTTAATGTACATCCCAATCCTTTGAGATATGCTCTAGATGTAGATACTCTTCCTATTTTAGATCTATCAATCTTTCCAGACAAAAGTCTCCATAGACCTTTTAAAGGAAAGGTTATACGTCATGCTCTATTAGAAACTCAGCGGGGATGTCCATTTGGTTGCACTTTCTGCAACTCACCAGAGAAGAATCTAATTTATAATCGTGAGCGTGCTGGTAAATTTCACAGGCGTAGATCTATTAAAAATATTGAGAAGGAAATAAGATCTTACATTGAAGACTATGGTATTGAGTTCTTTTGGATTGTGACAGATACCTTTCTCACAATGCCAGAAGAAGAGTTTGATGAGTTTTGTGATATGTACTCAGAATTTAAGATTCCGTTTTGGTGTCAGACTAGACCTGAATTACTTACAGATTATCAAGCAAAGCGTCTTAAGGATATTGGATGTACTAGTTTAAGTATTGGTGTTGAGCATGGTGGTGAAGAGTTTCGTGCTAAAGTTGTTGGAAGAAAATATCCAAACAAACTTGCTCTTGACACCTTTGATATTGCATACTATAATGGATTGAATACGGACTGTAATGTTATCATTGGATATCCCTACGAAACCATTGATAACGCATGGGAGACTGTGGAGTTTGCCCGTCAATTAAAGTGTAAAGACATCAACTGTGCTCTTTTCACTCCTTATCATGGAACCCAACTGAGATCGGTATGTGAGAAGGAAAGATTTATTGAAAAGAATCTCGTCTGTCAACTTAATACCGAAGGTCATTCATATCTGAATATGCCAAGACCTTATATGTCTAAGGAAGAAATTAAATTTATGTATGATAATTTTGTAGATCACATTCAATGAAATACTATACTAACGTTCAAATGGTTGGGAACGAGTTTCTCGTTCGCGGATTTGAAAATGGTAAAAGTTTTATTACCCGTGAAAGGTTTGAACCAACACTATTTGTTCCAAGTCAAAAGAAAACTAAGTACAAAACACTAGAAGGAAAGTACGTACAAGCAATTCAACCAGGAAGCGTAAGAGACTGTCGTGAGTTTATCAAAACCCATGAAAATGTAGAAGGGTTTGAGATTTACGGAAACACGAGATATATCTATCAGTATATTTCTGAAAAGTATCCTGAAGATCATATTGAGTTTGATATCAAAAAGATGAAACTCGTAACGATTGATATTGAGGTTGCATCTGAGCGTGGATTTCCTACTGTTGCAAAGTGTGATGAAGAGATGCTATGTATCACATTGCAAAATTATGCAACCAAAAGGATTATTACCTTTGGGCAAGGTAAGTTTCAAAACAATGATCCAGAAGTTCAGTATGTTGAGTGTAAAGACGAGTATGATCTTCTCAATCAGTTTTTAGGTTATTGGCAAGTCAATACTCCAGAAGTAATTACTGGATGGAACTGTACGTTGTACGACATTCCATATCTGGCAAAACGTATTGCACGAATTCTTGGTGAAAAGGCAGTAAAAATTCTTTCTCCTTGGGGACTTGTTACCAATGAAGAGATTACTCTTACTGGTCGTCAGCATCTAGTTTATGACATTGGCGGTATTACTGTTCTAGATTACTTAGATCTTTATAAGAAATTTACTTATAAAGCACAGGAATCTTATCGTCTTGACTACATTGCCAATGTAGAATTGGGTCAGAAAAAACTGGATCACTCTGAGTTTGATACGTTTAAAGACTTCTACACTAAAGGTTGGCAGAAGTTTGTAGAATACAACATCATTGACGTGGAACTTGTTGACCGCCTGGAAGACAAGATGAAA